ATTTAATCCTCCCCATACTCATTCAGGTTTGTATTCATTTGTTATCTTTGTAAAGATTCCATACGATTTAAAAAAAGAAGAAGAATATTTTAGTGACATTAAAGAAGATCCTGCAAATATTAGATATAACCATACCTCAAAATTTGCATTTTTAAATGCAGATTATAGTGGAGAGATACGTTGTGATCTTTTAAATGTAGATAAAAGTTTTGAAGGCAAAATGGTAATGTTTTCTGCAAAACAATCACATCAAGTTTTTCCATTTTATACAAGTAATGGTTATCGAATCACAGTATCAGGCAACCTTAAATTTAAGGTGGCTTAATACAATAATGTATGATACAAAAATGGCTAAAGGATAAAGTAATGAGTGCAATAACATTTGCTAAAAAGCATTTAAATAACGCTAGGTTTCCTAGTGAGAAAACGCGTAAAACGCAATTGTGGGACGTGTCTGGTATTTTAAAAAATAGATATAATGAAAGATTTAAATTTGATGTAAGACCATTAAAAATTATGTTTGATAATAAAAAAGCTAAAAAGGGGTCTACTAAAACTAAAGCAGATAAAATGGTAGTCGAGACTTTAAGTCAATGGCTAATTGTAGACATAAAAGAATTACACGAATATATTTTTAAAAATAAAATACAACATGTATATGTTGAACAAATAATAAAGGATCTAGAATGGAACGTAATTATACAGAAATAAAAAATTTTTTACCTGATGAAGAATTTAAAGCATTAAGAAAAATAATGTTTTCAAAAGAATTACCTTGGTATTATCGTAACGAACAAACTTATTCAGATAGGTTTTATTTTAACCATAGTTGTTATCAGTGGTATACTGAGACTTCTGATTTATTTGAACATGTTAAACCTATACTACATAAATTAAAAGTTAATATGTTATCAGAAGTAAGAGCTAATTTAATTTTAAAAGATAAAGAACATCATCAATCTGGTTGGCATTGTGACAGAAACTTTGATTGTAATACAGCCGTATTTTATATGAATACAAATAATGGATACACTTTGTTGGGTGAAAAAAATTCTACAAAAATTGAATGTGAAGAAAATAAAATGTTAATATTTAATTCACAAATTAAACATTGTGCGGTTAGTCAAACTAATAAGGTTAGAAGGATTGTTATTAACATTAACTATGTGTAAATGAAATACACTTATTATTACTATGACAATATTATACCTACAGATAGGATAAAAAATTTAAATAACTTTATCTTAAATAACGCAGATAATTCTTTAAAAGATAAGTACAATGGTAAAATTAAAAAAACAGCTGATGTTAAAATAATTAACTGGAATTCATTAAAAAATCAAATTGAATTCATAGAAGATTATGTTGACAAATGTAATCAAGAAGCCTTTAACTTTGAAACATATAGATTTAATAAGTTAGATGCAATGAATCATAATACTTACAGTTCTAAAAATAAGGGTTGCTATAATTATCATGCTGATGGATCTCCTTATGAAAAAGAGTATACGTTAAAACTTACAGTGTTATTAAATTTATCTACTGAAAAATATAAAGGTGGGGACTTTTACATATGGGATGGTGAGGATGTGCGTATAAAACAATTTAATAAACCCGGTGCCTTATTAGTATTTCCTTCTTATTTTCCTCACAAAGTAACACCAGTTACCGAAGGAAAAAGAACAACTTTAGTTTTATGGAAAAAAGGCCCTTGGTGGAGATAGAAAATTAGAGTAGAAAAGTCACTGTTTTAGCTATATAAGGAATTATTATGCTACAAAAATTAGGTTTTCTACCAGGATTTAACAAACAAGTCACAGAAACGGGAGCCGAAGGGCAATGGTTTGGTGGTGATAATGTTAGGTTTAGATATGGTACACCTGAAAAAATAGGTGGATGGGATCAATTAGGGGCCGATAAATTAACGGGTCCAGCCCGAGCAATTCACCACTTTGACAATAATGCCGGCGTAAAATATTCTGCTATCGGAACAAGTAAAATTCTTTATATATACTATGCTGGATCTTACTATGATATTACGCCATTAAGAACTTCAATTGCCAGTTGTAATTTTTCTACAACTAGCGGACAGCCTACTGTTACAGTAACTTTTCCCTCTTCACATGGTATGGTGGAAGGAGATATTATAACTTTTAGTAGTGTAACCACACTTACAGGATCGAGTTTTCAAACTACAGATTTTGAAGGAAAAGTTTTTGAGGCCACACAAGTTCCAACTTCTACTACCATTGAATTAACTATGGCTGCTAATGAAACTACTGGAAGCACTAGCAATGTTGGAAGTGCGACTGGTAGTCCTTATTATCATGTTGGTCCTAATCAACAACTAGGGGGCTATGGATGGGGAACAGCTAACTTTGGCGGAACCGCTTCAGGTATCGCAACGACTACTCTATCAACAACACTTGCATCTGATGCCGCGGTCACAACTGTAGTTGTAGCTAGCTCTACTGCATTTCCAGATTCAGGAGAAATTAGAATTGGATCAGAAGATATTAGTTATACAAATAATGATACTACGACAGGGACTTTAAGTGGAGGAGCTCGTGCGGTTAATGGAACTACTCTAGCCGGCCATACTGCAGGAGTAACAGTAAGCAATATTTCTGATTATGTAGCATGGGGAGAATCGTCTTCTGAAGACGTTACACTTGATCCAGGCTTATGGGTTTTAGATAACTATGGAACAAAATTATTAGCACTTATTTATAACGGACAATGTTTTGAATGGGATTCCTCAATAGCAAATGCAACTAACACACGAGCCACATTACTAGCTAATGCACCTACAGCTTCAAGACATATGTTGGTTTCTACACCAGATAGACACTTAATATTTTTTGGAACAGAAACTACAGTGGGGGATAGTACTACTCAAGACGATATGTTTATTAGATTCTCAGATCAAGAAAGTATTGATGGAACTAATTCTTATACAGTAACCGCTAATAATACCGCTGGTACTCAAAGACTAGCTGATGGCTCTAAAATTATGGGAGCTGTACAAGGTCGAGATGCCATTTATGTATGGACCGATAAAGCATTATTTTTAATGCGTTTTGTTGGAGCGCCATTTACTTTTTCTTTTGAAATAGCTGGAACTAACTGTGGATTAATAGGGAAGAATGCTGCGATTGAAGTTGATGGTACTTCGTATTGGATGGCTGAAAACGGATTTTTTGCATATGATGGTAGATTAAAATCTTTACCGTGCTTAGTAGAAGACTATGTATATGATGATATTAACACAACATCCAGAGATTTAATTAACTGTGGATTAAATAACCTTTTTACAGAAGTAAACTGGTTTTATTGCACTAATGGTTCTAATGTAATTGATAGAGTGGTTACCTATAACTATCTTGAATCAGGATCTAAGAGAACTATATGGACCACAGGTAGTTTAGCTCGAACAGCGTGGCAGGATTCTTCAATCTTTGATAAACCTCATGCAACTAGATATGATACTAGCTCCAATACCTCTTTTGATGTTGTTGGAAATACGGCTGGCTGTACGTACTACTATGCCCAGGAAACAGGGACCGATCAAGTGGACGCAGGTGGAGTAGTTACTGCTATTCTAGCCAACATTGAATCCGGAGACTTTGATATTACTCAAAGAACATCTAGAGGTGGTGGACAAATTGTAGGAATGCCAGATCTTAGAGGGGATGGTGAATTTGTAATGAGAGTTAGTCGATTTATACCTGATTTTATTAGTCAAACGGGTAGCACAAGAGTCTCATTGGTTACTAGAAATTATCCAAATAGTAGTACAAGTACAACAAATTATGATATAACAACAGCTAGTACAAAGGTTGATACTCGAATAAGAGGAAGAGCCGTTCAATTTAAAGTAGCTAATACGGCCGCTGGCCAAGATTGGAAACTAGGTACGTTTAGATTGGATATACACCCAGGAGGAAGAAGATAATGGCTACAGATAAAAAAATAAAATATGAAATGCAGGGAGATGTTAGGAACTATCTCGGCAAACAAAAAATGGTTAAGGCTCCTTTACGTTGGCAATCTAGTCCCGATCATCCAACAACAGAATTAGCTTACATTACAAAAAAAGAAAAAGATTTATTAGTTAAAAAAGATTTACACGGTTCATTAAAAGGTGGTGTCAACAGAGGACCTTCAGGTATTATGAGTTTAAATGGCTGGGGAGACAAAGACGAAGGTTTTGCAGATAAAAGTTTTAGCGGTAACGAAAGACCGGGTAGGGACATTGAAGTAACTAGAGGAACACCACGTGGTCCTGTAACCTCTACATACAGAACTAAAACAGTAAATACAATGCCAGATGTAGTTGATCAAAAATATTCTGGTGACGGATTTTTTAGTGGCTATAGAAACATAGATCCAAGAACGGGTCAACCTAAAATGGGATTAGCCTATGCTTTTGACAGA